GATGAATTTCATATCGATATCGTCTATGACCCACCATATGATGACATGAACTTTTGGAAACAATATCAAATAGTTTCTTATCATAGGAGCATTGGTGCTGATTTTGAAAAGGCAAACGCACTTATTAGAATTTTAAACTCCATTGGTATCATCACTGTTTGTGACATTGATGATTATTGGATGCCGGGTAAAGAACACCCAATTCATGACATCATTAAATTTAATAAGATAAATGAAAAAATTGTTGAAAATCTTAAGGTTTCACAATATGTTACAACAACTACATCTTTATTTGCCGATGAGATTAGAAAAACAAATAAAAATGTTTTTGTTATCCCTAACGCAATAAATCCAAACGAACCACAATTTAAAGAACCTACATTAGAGTCAGATAGATTGAGAATTGGTTGGTTGGGAGGTTCTTCACACTTTCACGATTTAGATATTTTAAACCCATCCTTTGGTAAATTAGTCCAGCACAAAGATAAATTACAATATGTACTTTGTGGGTTTGATGTTAGAGGAACTGTTACAGAAATTAATTCTCAAACAGGGGAACATGTAAAAAGAGATATTAGACCTGAAGAAACGGTATGGGCTCAATACGAAAAGATATTTACTCAAAACTACGGAAATATTTCCGAAGAATACCAAAAACATTTAGTAAAATATAACACAGATTCGTTTTCAAATGAAATGAACGAGTCATATTTGAGGGTTTGGACTAAACCTGTTACTTCCTACGCTAAGAATTATTCAAAATTTGATGTATCTTTGTCCCCAATTAAGAATCATATGTTTAATAGAATGAAGTCTCAATTAAAAGTTATTGAGGCCGGATTCTATAAAAAGGCTTTAATAGCGTCTAATATTGGACCATACACTCTTGATTTGAAACATTGTTTAAAAAATGGAGATTTTGTTGACGGAAATGCAATGTTAGTTGATGAGGTTAGAAATAATTCTGATTGGGCGAAATGTATTGAAAAATTAATGAAAAACCCTAACTTGGTTAATGATATGGGGGAAAGATTATATGAAACAGTTAAAGACAAATACGATTTAAATATAGTAACAAAACATAGGAGAGAATTCTATTTAAGTTTAATTAAATAAAAAAAAATGATAAACATACCATTAAACAAGATTTTATTTTTAGACATCGAAACTGTTGGTATTGAACCAACTTGGGAATCATTGTGTTTAAATAGACCCGAACTTTCATTTCAATTTGAAAAATATTTTGATTGGTTTCAAAAAAGATTTCCTGAAGATGCGGATGAAGGTCCGGGAAAAATGTTTGTTAACCGAGCAGCATTAGTTCCTGAATTTTTAAGAATTGCCTGTGTAAGTGTTGCATTTATTGGGCCTGATGGTGAAACAAAAATGCAGTCGTTTAGTAATCTTGATGAAAAAGAATTATTAAAAGATGTGCAAAAAATGCTTTACCGTACCGGTGAGTTAGGATTTTTTCTTTGTGGCCATAATGTTAAAGGTTTTGATATTCCGGTTCTTGCAAAAAGAATGATAATGAATGGATTACTACCACCAAAGATTTTACCGGGTCATGATACTAAACCTTGGGAAATTAAAGCTCTTGACACTAAAGAAGTTTGGCAATATGGTGGGTATGGTTCAATTGCGTCATTAGAATTGATGTGTGTATGTTTAGGGGTTGAATCATCTAAAAATATGGAAGTAACAGGAAATAAAGTTCACGAAGCTTTTTGGGATAAAAAAGACATTAAAGGTATTGTTGAATACTGTGAAAAAGATGTTGAGGTACTAGTGGAAGTAATTAAAAAATTAAAAGAATTAAAATAATGGACGGATTAGATGGTTTAGGGTTTGACCCTGAAATATTAAATGATATTCAAAATCATTTTAAAAAAATACAAGAAGAATCAGGTGTTGACATTGATAATGACGATGAATATCAAAGAGAATTAGAAGAATTGATTGGTATGACATATGAAGAGATGAATGAAGATGCGTTAAAGGCAATTAAAAATAAAAATTTAAAAGTTGAGTTACTAAATGATGACGCTAAGTTTCCTGAATATGCATATCCAAGTGATTCAGGATTTGACTTATTCTCAACGGAAGAGGTTATCCTACAACCTTTTGGTAGGGCATTAGTTCCAACGGGAATTAAATTATCAATACCTGAAGAATATGAAATTCAGGTTAGACCTAAAAGTGGATTGGCAATCAATCAAGGATTAACGGTTTTAAATACTCCCGGAACAGTTGATTCCGGTTATAATGGTGAAATTAAAGTAATCATGTTCAACACAAATAATATATCTGTTACAATCCCTAAAGGGATGAAAGTGGCTCAAGCTGTTTTATGTCCTGTGGTTAATGGGAAATATGTAAATTTGATTCAAGTTGATAAAGTAGAAGACGGAGATAGAAAAGATAATGGATTTGGTAGCACAGGATTAATATAATATGATAACAGTAGGATATTCAACAAGAAAACATAATACAGAGTTTATTGAATACTTGAAAAAAAGTTCAGGTTTTAAAAAGATTGAGGTTATTGAAAAAATTAATAATGGTGAAAAATCTCTTTCAGAGGTTTACAACGAAATACTATCCGAGTCAAATACGGATATTGTTGTTTTAATACACGATGACGTATATTTTGATACTAACGCATGGTATTCTAAATTAATCAAACATTTTGAAAAATCTGATTTTGGTATAATTGGAATGGCGGGAACTACCGATATGCCTGAAAGTGGTATGTGGTGGGAAAATAGAAAAAAAATGGTCGGTATTGTAAACCACGAACATGAAGGAAAAAAATGGGAATCAAAATATTCTGATAGTATTGGTAATAACATTTTTGAGACTGTAATTGTTGATGGTCTTTTCATGGCGATTAACAAAAAAAGAATTAAGAAAAACTTTAATGAGGAATTTAAAGGGTTTCACTTCTACGACATACCATTTTGTTTTGATAACTATTTGGAAGGTGTTAAAATTGGTGTTATTACAAACATCAGAATCACTCACAAATCTATTGGTCAAACTAACGAACAATGGGAAGAGAATAAGAAATTATTTGCCGAAAAATATAAATCAAATTTACCAGTTAAATTACCTTTTAATGAACAAAGAAAAATAAAAGTATTACTATCTTGTTTATTTTTTAAAACATTTACAGGGTCAGAACTTTATGTTTATGAGTTAGCAAAAAATTTAATCAAACAAAATTGTGATGTAACCGTGATGTCTCAAGTTGGTGGACCATTAACTGATATGGCAAAAAAACAAGGAATTAAATGTGTTTCATTTGAGGAAGCTCCCGGATTTAAAATGGGGGATGGAAAATGGGGTCATACAACAGATAAAGGATTCCAACCTTCTCAACCAAATGTTATGTATAGAATTTCAGAAGTTAATTTTGATTTGATTCATATGCAACATAAACCGGTTGCAGAAAGAATGATTCAATTCTATCCTGAAATTGATAAAATATATTCAATCCACTCAGAAGTAATTGAATTAGAAAATCCTATAGAACATGAGTCAATTAAAAAATACATTGCGATTAGACCTGAAATTAAAGACTATTTAATAAATTCATTTGAAATTCCGGAAGAACATATCGAGATTATTTATAATCCAATTGATAATGAAAAATTTAAACCAAAAGATATTAAAGAAGAAAATAGTGTTTTATTTGTTGGGACCATTGATTACTTAAGAAAAGAAACCATTTTAGATTTAATGGACAGAACAAAAGAAGAAGGTAAAGAATTATGGTTAGTTGGTGAAGATAAAGGAAATTATTTACAACAAGTATTATTTGAACCTCATGTTAAATATTTCCCATCAACATGGAATGTTGAGTCTTTTATATCTAAATGTTCCGAAACCGCAGGTATTCAATTAGGGAGAACAACAATTGAGGGATGGTTGTGTGGAAAACCGGGATGGATATATAATGTTGACTCAGCGGGTTTTATCTTAAATAAAGAAAAATTTGAAGTACCTACTGATTTAGAAAAATATTACTCATCAAATGTAGCAGAACAAATAAAAAAGGAATACATTAAAATATTATAATATGAAAATTGGTGTTATTGGTGTAAACTCGTTGGGAGTTGCGTTTTCATTACTGTGTGAAAATACCGGACATGAAGTTATTATTTATGACAAGGATGAAGATATTATTTTTAATCTAAACCAAGACATTTATAACACAACAGAACCTCTAATTCAAAAAATGTTATTTGAATCATATAATTTTTCCGGAACCACGAATGTTGTTGAATTAATTAAAGAATGCGACACTATTTTCACATTTGTTGATACAATACCAACGATTGATGGTGGTAATGACACTACAAAAGTTTTTGAAGTTTCTAATCATTTTTTCACCGTATCTCAATTAGATATACCGATTTATAATAAAAAATTCATAATCGGGTCTACAATGAATCCGGGTGAGACAGAACAGATTCAAGAAAAATTACATATGTTTAATATACAAGTCGGATATTGTCCAACAATGTCGTCAGAGGGTAATATTATTAATGGATATATTAATTCAGATATTGTATTAATTGGGACCGAACATCAAGAACTTTCCAATCAATTAATTTATCTTTTTTCTAAAATTCAACCTAATGGTGTTAATATACACACAATGTCTTTAAAAGCTGCTGAAATTGCGAAGTTATCAATAAATTCATTTATTTCAATGAAGATAAGTTTTGTAAATACATTAGGTGATTTACTGGTTAAATCTGATTTAAAAGAAGAAACCAACGCGATATTACATTCAATTAGTTGTGATTCAAGAGTAGGTTCAAAATCTTTTAAATATGGATTTGGATACGGGGGACTTAATCTACCAAGAGATATGAAAACTTTATCAGAATATTACAAAAAATATGATATTGATACAACATTAATCACCTCTGTTAAAGATGGTAATGAAAATCATTCAAAATTCTTAAAAGAATACTATATATCTCAAAACCCATATAAAGAAATACCTTTCGTTATTGAATACATAGGATTCAAACGAGGAGTTAATAATTTAATAAATTCACAACAATGGAGTCTTTGTCTTGAATTACTTAAGGAAGGGTATTATATTAATGTGATTGATGACAATCAACTTGGGGGTCAATTTCAAGATTTATGTTTGTTTTACAATAATCGACTTAAATTTTATAAATCGGGTACAACACCTGATGGATACAAAATCAAATTATAATGAAACTATTAATTAAATTTCCAACAAGAAATCGTAAAAATAAATTTTTTACAGTATTAAAAAAATATCAATCATTATGTGAGGATATTGAAAATACTTTTTTTTTAATAACCTTAGATACTGATGATAAAGAAATGAACTCCCCTGAGGTTGCAGATATTTTTAGCTCATTTAAAAATATAAAATATGTTTATGGAGATAGTCCTTCTAAAATTCACGCAATAAATAGAGATATCGAAACCATTGATGAATGGGATATTGTTTTATTGGCGTCTGACGATATGACACCAAAAGTTAAAGGGTACGATAATATTATCCGTGATAAAATGAAAGAACATTATCCTGATACGGATGGTATTTTATGGTTTAATGACGGTCACCAAGCAAATCGTCTCAACACTTTATGTATCTTAGGTAAAAAATATTATGAAAGATTCAATTACATTTATTATCCTGAATATAAGTCAGTTTGGTCCGATAATGAATTTATGTCAGTCGGTAATATTTTAGAAAAACAAACTTATTTTGATGAAGTTATTATTGAACATGAACATCCTGATTGGGGTTATGGAAACAGAGATATTATTCATAGAGTAAATTCAGAAAATGAAAGTCATGATATGAACTTATTTTTAAATAGACAGTCTAATAGATTTTATTTATGAAAAAAATAATAAGCTTTTCTCTTTGGGGTGATAATCCTAAATACACAATAGGTGCGATTAGGAATGCCGAGTTAACACCAATAATCTTCCCTAATTGGGTATCAAGATTTTATTGTGGAAAATCCGTACCGGAAGATATTATTGAAAAATTAAAATCATTACCTCAAACTGAAGTTATTATTATGGATGAAGGTGGAGATTGGACGGGAATGTTTTGGAGATTTTACGCATGTGAAGATTCTGACATTATGTTATCTCGAGACACTGATAGTCGATTATCCAATAGAGAAAAATTAGCGATAGACGAATGGTTAGAATCAGATAAAGATTTTCATATAATGAGAGACCATCCCTACCATAATACAGAAATTTTAGGTGGAATGTGGGGGGTAAGAAATGGTTTATTAAAAAACATAAAAGAATTAATTGGAGATTACATTAAAGGCAATTTTTGGCAAGTTGACCAGAATTTTTTAAGAGAAAAAATATATCCTTTAGTTATTAATAATAGTTTTACACATGATTCTTATTTGAACTATAACCCCAATTCAAAACAATTCCCGTCTGAAAGAATTGACAAGGAATTCATTGGAGATGTTTTTGATGAAAATGAAATTAGACACCCTGAATATTATTTACAAATTTATTAAATTAATATGACATTAACTATTTTGATATGTGTACACAGTACCAATGACTTTAATGACGATTTATTAAATAAATCAATACAATCATTAGTTAATCAAACATATAAAGATTTTAAGACTTTAATTGTTTTAGACGAATGTTGGAGTAAAACCATGGAGATGATTACTTCTTCAAATTATGAATTAGATTTGACCATATTAACTCGAGATAAAAAACAAGGTTTGTCTTATGCCAAAAATTATGGATTATACCATATCAACACAGAGTGGGTTGGATTCTTAGACGCAGATGATTTATACCTACCCACTAAACTTGAAGAACAAGTTAATTATATTGTTAATAACAAAGTTGATTTTTTAGGAACTAAATCTTGGTATATTGATGGTTTAAATGAGAAAAATTTATATCCTAGTTGGTATTTGACTAATGAGGACACACCATTATGTGAAACTCATGAAGATATTAAAAGTAAAATATTTGATTCAAATGTTTTAACTCACGGTTCAATGTTAGTTAGAAAAGAATGCGTCAATAAACTAAATGGATATGAAGATGTCAGGGGAATGGAAGATTGGGACTTATGGAAAAGAGGAATTTCAAATAATTTTATATTTCATCAATTACAAAATAAACTTTACATCTACCGAAAAGGAACTAGTGTACCCTTATAATAAATTAATAAAATGAAATATATTTACCATCATTTAGGTCTCGGGGACCATATAATTTGTAATGGAATTGTTAGACATTATCAAGAACTCTATGGGACTGTGACCGTTTTTTGTAAACAACATTATTTTACTAATGTCGAATATATGTATCGAGATGATGACAAAATTATTGTTTTACCAATTGGGGATGATTCGGAAGTTATTAACTATATAAATCAAAATAATATACATTCAGATTTAATCACAGTTGGTTTTAATCAACCGGGTTTTACTAATAGTAAAACATTTGATGAAGGATTTTATAATACAGTAAATTTACCTTTTGAATATAGATTTTCTAAATTCAAATTTGATAGAAATATTGAAAAAGAATCTGAAGTTTATAATGAACTAAACCCAAATAATGAACCATACATTTATGTTCATGATGACAAAGAACGAGGGTTTAAAGTTGATGAAAATAAAATAAATAATAATTTAAAAATTATCGAAAATGATAAAAGATTTTTAATGTTTGATATGTTAAAAATAATTGAAAACGCCACTGAAGTTCATAGTATGCAAACAGGAATGAAAGATTTAATCAACTCCTTTAAATTTAATAAACCTAACTTTTATTTACATTGGTATGTTAGACCATATGGTGATGATTATGATAGTGTTGGGTTAAACAAATTTACTAAAATATATTAATAATGGAAAGTTACGTTTCAAGTCATTTACAAGGGGGATTAGGTAATTACTTATTTCAAATTTCCGCCGCTTATGCAATCTCAATAAGAGACAATAAGAAATTAAAAATTGACATCTCAGATATCGCAATTATTCATAGCCCTTTAGAATTATACTCTGATAACATTTTTAGGAATATTACATTTGGTGAGATTGTAAATTTTGAATCAATTCACTCATCAGCACATTCTCCTATTAGTTATCTCAATATACCAATTGTTAACGGTAATTTAAAATTGGATGGGTATTACCAAAATGAAAAATATTTTAAACAATATCAAAATGAAATACTTAATTTATTTAAAATTGATGAGTCGACTAAAAATTATTTAACTGAAAAATATTCGGATATACCATTTGACAATACCTGTTCAATACATGTTAGAAGAGGTAATTATGTTGAACGTCAAGATTTTCACCCATTACAAAGTATTGATTATTATAAACAAGCAATATCTATTATTGGGGAAAATACCTTATTTTTAATTTTCTCAGATGACATTGAATGGTGTGAGTCTAATTTAAGTTTTATTAAAAATAAAATTTTTATTAGTGGAAATTTGGATTATCAAGACCTATATTTAATGTCGATGTGTAACCATAACATTATTGCCAATTCAAGTTTTAGTTGGTGGGGTGCTTGGTTAAATAACAATAATGATAAAAAAATAATATACCCATCGTTTTGGTTTAATAATGGACCGGATAGTAGCGAAATAGGAGGGGAAAATTGGATTAAAATTTAAAAAATTATGAGAAAATATTTAATAACCGGGTCCAATGGGTTGGTTGGTTCATCTTTAAAAAAGATATTAGGAGATAACCATGTGTACCACACAAAAGATGAGGTTGATTTAACAGATTCTAAAAAAACTTTAGATTATATAACTTACCATGTTAAGAATAATGGTGTTGATTCAATAATTAATTGTTCTGCAAAAGTTGGGGGTGTACAGGCTAATATGAAAAATAACAAAGGTTTTTTTATTGAAAACTTTATGATAAATAATAATGTGATAGAATCTTCATTTAAAAATGAAATTCCAAATTTTGTTAATCTACTATCTACTTGTATTTTCCCCGATAAAAATATAACATTCCCATTAACCCCAAATCAAATTGATAACGGGGAACCTCATTTTTCAAATCACGGATATGCATACGCAAAAAGAATTGCGGGTTACCAAACAAATGTAATTAAAAAAGTTTTAAATGCTAATTGGATATCAGTGATACCGACAAATGTTTACGGAATCAATGATAATTTTCACTTAGAAGAAGGACATATGATTCCGGGAATGATACATAGGGCATATCTATCAAAACAAAATTCAGAAAAAATGGTTGTTTGGGGGGATGGAAGTCCATTAAGACAAGTTATTCATTCCGATGATTTAGCAAAATTAATACTATGGTCATTAGATAATTGGAATAGTGATGAATCATTCATGGCAATAAACCCTAACGAACATTCAATTTTAGAGATAGCAAATATTATTTGTAATACATTGGGAATATCAAATGATGACATTATTTTTGATTCAGAAAAACCTATGGGACAATATCGAAAACCCGCAATTTCAAACGCACCTGAAGATTTTAAATTTATCTCATTGGAAGATGGGATTAAAGAAACCATAAATTGGTTTAAAATAAACTATAATAATATAAGAAAATGAAAAAAATTGGATTAATTTTAATATCGACTAATAAATACAAAATTTTTGTAAGACCTTTAATTGAATCCGCTAGAAATTTTTTATTAAAAAATCATAAAGTAACTTATTACTTATTTACAGATTCTGATGAATTTGATGATTTAGGTGATGATGTAGTTATCAATAAAATTGAGCATCATCCTTGGCCTATGATTACATTACACCGATACAAAACTTTTGTTAAACATAAGGAAATATTAAGTGAAGAGGATTATCTTTTTTATTGTGATATTGATATGAGATTTGTTGATAGTGTTGGTGATGAAATTTTAGGAGATACGGTTGCTACCATACATCCGGGATTTTTAGGTGGAAGAGGTACTCCTGAAACTAGACCACAAAGTACTGCATATATTCACCCTAATGATGAATTAGTTTATTATGCAGGAGGATTTAATGGGGGTAATTCAAGTAATTTTTTAGAAATGTCGGAGCAGATTGACAAAAATATTGATATTGACTCAAGTAATGGAATAATTGCGATATGGCACGATGAAAGCCATTTAAATAAATTTTTCACAATAAATAAACCAACAACAATTTTAAGTCCATCATACTGTTATCCGGAAAGTTGGGTTTTAGATTATAGTAAAAAACTTTTAGCATTAGACAAAGACCATGAAAGCATTAGAAATTAATATCGGAGAAATAAAACCTCATTTACAATGGTGGGAAAATAATTTATCAATACCTGAAATACATCAAGAGTTCTCAGGATGGTTAGAAGATTCAGACGTAAGTAGTCGAACAGAATTATTCAATATAATAGAGTCAAAAAATATTGAAAATGTATTAGAAATTGGGCCAGGAATCTTTACTGACTATAATATGTTTTTTTCTAAAAAAGATAATATTAGTTACAAATCAATAGACATTACTAAAAAAATAGTTGATTCCGCAAAAAATTTAGGGATAAATTGTGAACAATCCAGTATTGAGAATATAATATATCCTGATTCATCTTTTGATTTAGTTTATTGTAGACATGTAATGGAACATTTAGATTATTATCGTGAGGCAATCGAAGAAATGATTAGAGTATCTAATAAACACATTTGTATTACATTTTGGTTATTAAGTGATACTGATGAAGATATTATTAATTACAACGATGATTTAAAACTTTTTCACAACAATTACAGTAAGATTAAAATTGAAAATTTACTTATTGAAAAAAAATTATCTTTTGAGTGGGTTTTTAGTAATAACGATAAAATACTTTTTATTTCTAAAAATTAGTAATTTAAAATTATCCACCTTTTAATAAAAATAAAATTATATTATGACAGAAAAAATAACATTAGTAAAAGACACCATTGACATTAATGATGTTAATAAGTTAATTGATTGGTTGAAAACTAACCCTAGATTAACCAAAGGAGATTTGACAATTGAATTTGAAAAAAAATGGTCTGAATGGTTAGGGACTAAATATTCTGTGTTTGTTAACTCCGGGTCTTCAGCTAATTTAGCGGCAATTTATTCTTTAATACTTTCAGGTAAATTAAAGAATAATAAAATAGTAGTTCCTGCGGTATCATGGGTTACCACTGTTACACCAGCAATTCAATTAGGTTTAGAACCAATTATGTGTGAATGTGACATGAATAACTTAGGATTGGATATTAATCATTTAAAAGAGATTATTAAAACCGAAAATCCCGGTACCATTATATTAGTTCATGTATTGGGATTCCCAAATTACATGAATGAAATTATTGAGTTATGTGAAGAAAATAACATCCTGTTAATTGAAGACACTTGTGAATCAATTGGTTCAGAATATGAGGGGAAAAAATTAGGAACTTTGGGTGATTTATCAACATTTTCATTTTATTTTGGTCACCACATGTCAACAATTGAAGGTGGAATGGTTTCAACTAATGATGAGGAGTTATACCATATTTTATTATCAATACGCTCACATGGATGGGATAGAGATTTACCAAAAGAAAAACAAGAATTTCTTAGAGAAAAATATAATGTGGATTCATTTAGGTCATTATACACTTTTTATTATCCTGGGTTTAATTTAAGAGCAACCGACCTACAGGCATTTATAGGGTTAAACCAATTAGAGAAATTAACTACTATAGTTGAAAATCGATATAAAAATTATATGAGATATAAAAATGAAATTAAAAATGATTTTTGGAATATCTCTCCTCCAGAGAACTCTTACATATCAAATTTTTCATTTCCTATAATAACTAAAAACATTAAATCTTTGACCGAAGCGTTAATTGAGAATAATATTGAATGTCGACCTTTAATTTGTGGGTCAATAAATGAACATCCTTTTTGGTACGAAAGATATGGTAAACAAGAATTACCAAATTCAAAATTGGTACATGAATTTGGTATATACATACCAAATAATCATCAAATGACCGATGATGAAATAACCAAAGTAATTAAAATTGTTAATAATAATATATGAAAATAGCATTAATTACCGGAATAAATGGTCAAGATGGTTCATATCTTGCCGAATTTTTATTAGAAAAAGGATATGAAGTCCATGGAACATTAAAACGAAATTCTGTCGCGGAAAATCAAACATCAAGATTAGTTGACATATATACTCAAGTTAAATTACATTACGCTGATTTGACCGACTTATCTTCATTAAATAAAGTAATTAAAGAAGTTAATCCTGATGAAATATATAATCTTGCTGCTCAATCACATGTTAGAATATCTTTTGACCAACCATTGTACACTGCAAATGTTACGGGTATTGGTACTTTAAATGTTTTAGAGTCAGTTAAATTAATCAATCCTAAGATTAAAATATATCAAGCATCATCTTCCGAAATGTTTGGAAACTCGATTGACTCGGATGGATATCAAAGAGAAACTACTCCAATGAATCCGGTTTCACCATACGGATGTGCCAAAGTTTTTAGTTATAACATTTGTCGTAATTATAGAAATTCATATGGAATGTTTATTTCAAATGGGATATTATTCAACCATGAATCACCAAGAAGAGGAACTAACTTTGTAACTAATAAAGTTTGTAAAGAAGCCGTTAAAATTAAACTTGGTTTATCTAATGAGTTAAAGTTAGGTAATTTAGAGGCAACTAGAGATTGGGGTCATGCTAAAGATTATGTTAAAGTTATGTGGGAAATATTACAGTTAGACAAACCTGATGATTTTGTATGTTCAACAGGTGTTTCACATACTGTCCAAGACCTATGTGAATATGTTTTTGGAAAATTAGAGTTAGATTGGGAACTGTATGTTCAACAAGATGAGAAGTTTTTAAGACCAGAAGAATTACACAATCTAAAAGGTGATTCCTCAAAATTAATTGAGGCAACTGGTTGGTCCCACGATTACACTTTTGAAACAATGTTAGATGAAATGATTGAACATTGGTTAAACTTTTATAAAAAAAATTAAATTATGGTAACAATACCTGTAAGTGTTGGGGAATTAGTAGATAAATTATCTATACTCCACGTAAAACAAATGAAAGTCGTTAATGAAGAAAAATTATCTTTTATTAATAAAGAATTTGAATTAATTTACAATATGTCATCGATATACTTTGATAACGAAGAAATTCTAAATTTATATCGTCAGTTAATTGATGTAAATTTAAAATTGTGGGAGGTTGAAGATGAATTAAGAACGATTGAAACGACAAAAAATTTTGATTCTCATTTCATTGAGCTAGCTCGTAAAGTGTATTACATTAATGACGACAGATTTTTATTAAAAAATAAAATTAATGAATTAACTAATTCTGAGGTTAGAGAACAGAAAGATTATGTTGAATATAAATAAACAATTGAAATAATTTAAATGGCTACATATAGCAAATCAAAAAACAATAGACCAACACCGACTCCGGCGTTAGAGAGTGATAAAGTTGAAAAACGAACAAAAAAACAATTAATTTGTTCATTGGTTAAAAAGAAAACTAAAGAAAAATTTTTATCGGAAAGTCAAAAAAAGTATTATGACATTCTTAATAACAATCAGATAACAATTTGTTCCGGGCCGGCAGGTGTTGGTAAAAGTTATATAGCGATGAAAGCAGCGGTTGATTTATTATTGGATGAGACAAACCACTATGAAAAAATTATTATTGTTAGACCCGCAGTCGAAGCGGAAGAAAAACTTGGGAGTTTACCCGGTGGTGTTGAGGAAAAGTTAGACCCTTATATTTTTCCATCTTATTATCTTTTAAATAAAATTATTGGTAAAGAAACAAGAGAGAAATTAAAAGAGATTGAAGCAATTGAGGTATTTGCCTTAGCCTATATGAGAGGGATGAATATAGATAATTCTATATTAATTTTTGAAGAGGCTCAAAACTCAACTCCGAGTCAAATGAAACTTCTTTTAACCAGAATTGGATTTAATTCAAAATTCTTTATCTCAGGGGATTTAGAACAATTTGATAGACATAAAGATAAAACACAAACGGGATTATGGGACGCTCTTAAGAAGTTTCAAGATTTAGAAGATGTCGGAACATTTGAATTTAATTCTGAAGATATTGTAAGAAATCCATTAATATCTAAAATATTAAAAAGATATGAGATATGAGAATTGGAGTAGAATTAAATGGGGTGTTGAGAGACACCCTTAAAAAAATACAACAAGAGTACGAAAAATGGTATATTGAAAATCCGTTTAAGGAAGAAGAAGGTGAGGAGGAGTTTGAATATCAAGTAATCTCTGATTTAACAACTTTGGATATTATGAGTCATCTTAAATTTAAAAATGAGGATGAATTATATGATTTTCTATATAAAGAACATACTATGGAAATTTTTGGACATTCAGGTTCTGTTGAAATATCAAGTATGACTGATTTCAATGAATTTTATTTAGATATTAGAGATAATCATGATGTTTTAATTGTTTCCGATGAAATGGGTAAATCAAAACCGGCTTCGTTATTTTTTATTTCAAAATTTGGATGTTTGGTTGAAACTGTAAAATTTTATAGTGAATCAACAATAAATTCGATGTGGGACTCAATAGATGTTTTACTTACTGCGAATCCTACACTATTATTAGAACATCCTGAGGGTAAAACAATAATAAAGTTCAATACTAATTATAACTCAGGAATTAACATCGAGCACTCAATATCAAGTATTAAAGAGCTCAAAACTAAAATAAAAGAAATTTATGATTAATGTATTAGGAGAAACTTATTATGTCGACTTAGACTTAGTTGAGGAATATATTGGAATACCTAACAATAGTGACGAAGTATTGTCAGGGGACACATCTGAAGTAAAAATAAATATTGTAAAGTTCGACCTAGTTAAAATGATGTTAGACACGGTTTTAACAGAACATGAAGAACTTGATGAGACATTAGGAATGAAACAATCGTCAACAACTAGTATACCATTCAGAATAGCTTTTAATAGCTTATTAAACAAAAAACTTATAAATCATTATTAAAATATGGAAAATTCGTTACAAGAAAAAGTAAAACAATCCATTCAAACATTAAGGGACAAACAATCAAGAATTTACCTATTAGTTCAAGATACTAAAGGTAACGCTAGAGGTTCAGTTCGTTATATGTATCAAATGGGTAAAACATTAAAAGACAATGGGTTTAACCCAATCATACTTCACGAAAAAGAAGACTACGCCGGTGTAGTTGCGTGGTTAGATGAGTCATTCATGGAATTACCTCATAAGGCAATTGAGGGTCAAAATTTGGAGATTTCTCCTGAAGATTTTTTAGTTATACCAGAAGTGTTTGGTTATATAATGGACCAAGTTAAACAATTACCATGTGCTAAGATAGTGTTGACTCAATCTTACTCATATATGTTAGAAACATTACAGCCCGGACAAACATGGGCTCAATTTGGGTTTATGAAATGTATTACAACCAATAACAAACAAAAAGAATATATTGAAAGAATTATGAGAAATTGTTCTTTTGATATTCTCGAACCTTATGTTAGTGAGGTATTTGAACCTAAATCAGTTCCACCTATGCCGATTATTGGTATTCACACCAAAGACCAAAGTGACGCTGTTAATTTAATTAAAACATTCTACTTAAAATTCCCTCAATATCGTTGGTTTACTTTTAGAGATTTAAGAGGTTTGTCTGAGTTAGAATTCGCCAACTCACTTAAGGATTGTTTTGTTAGTGTTTGGATTGACAACGAGAGTGGGTTTGGAACCTTCCCATTAGAATCAATGAAATCTAATGTTCCTGTAATAGGAAAAGTTCCTAACTTACCACCAACATGGATGAATGAAGACAATGGTATTTGGGTTACGGACCAAACATTATTGTCAGATGTTATTTCAGATTTTATTCAAAATTGGTTAGAGGATAATATTAAACCTGAAATTTATGATGAAATGAAAAAAACTTCAGAACAATTTTCAAATAAACAAAAATTCGAATCAACAGTAATTTCATTATTTGAAGGTTACTTAAATACAAGAGCCGATGCGTTCGAACAACAAATTACAAAAACAGAAGAATAATATGGAAAACAAATTATCACTTTCAATTATATTACCAATAAAATCCTCAAAAGTTAAAGATTTTGAGGAATATTTTAATAAAGCAATTGAATCTATTAAAAATCAACAAGTTGGTGTTGAAGAATTAGTAATTGTACATACTCCGGAAGAATCATTAATTTCATATATAGATGGATATGATTTTGGAGATTTAGATGTTACTAAATTAGTTTGGGATAAAGACCCAAATTACATGGAACAAGTTAATTACGGTATCAAAAACTCCAAGGGTAAATGGATTTCATTATTTGAGTTTGATGACGAATATTCGTCAATATGGTTTAAAAATGTTAAAAAATATTCTGAAGTTTATCCCGAAATACAAATGTTTCTACCTATAGTTGTTGAAACAGATGATAAAGGTGTTTTTGCCGGATTTACAAATGAAGCGACATTCGCAGCAAATTTTTCACAAGAAATGGGGTTTTTAACAAACGACACATTACAAAATTATCAAAATTTTCAAACTGCGGGGTCCGTATTTAAAAAAGAAATTATTGAGGATTTTGGTGGGTTTAAACCATCAATTAAATTAACCTTTACTTATGAGTTTTTATTAAGATTAACTTATAACTCAGTTTCAGTTATGACAATCCCAAAACTTGGATACAAACATGTTAACATGAGAGAAGGTTCTGTTTTTTGGAACTATAAGTTTGGAGAGTCGGTGATGACAGAAGATGAGGTTAAATTTTGGATTCAAACGGCAAAACGAGAATACTTCTTTAATGAAGATAGAGCCATAAAATATGAAGTATCTAATGAATAAATGCAAGAAACTTTATCTGCGTCAACAGAAGATGTTTTATCAAAAAAAAGAGGTAGGAAAACCGTTAATTTAAATTATTTTGCAGAAAAAGAAGAATTAGCAGTAAGAAATTTTTTAATCGCCGAAACTTTTGAGGAAAAAAATAAAATTTATAATGAATTTTTAAGAGGACCTCTTGATAAAATGATATCTTCTATTATTAGACGATACAAGTTATATCGTAAAGATATGAATTTTATTGAAATCCATACCGATACACATTCTTTCTTAATGACCAAAGTTGATAAATTCAAACCGGCAAAAGAAAAGAAAGCGTACTCATATTTTGGCACTATTTGTAAAAATTATTTGATGGGTCAAATAATTAAAGACCAAAAGGAAACTAATAGGAGAGTATCTTATGAAGATATTTCTGCTAGTATTGAAGAGAGACCGGATATGATTTATAGAATTGACGATGATATTGTTGAAAGTCATGTTATTATTAATGAATATCTTAAAGAATTAAAAGAATTTATTGAAAAAGAATCATTAAATGATAATGAAAGAAAATTAGGATACGCCCTTATTGATTTATTTGATAATTATGAACAAATTTTTTCAGGTGCGGATAATAATAAATTTAATAAAAATGTTATTCTTCTTTCGTTGAGAGAGATGACAAATTTAAGTACTAAAGAAATTCGTAGTTCAATTAAAAGATTTAAAAAACTTTACCTAATTATTCAGATAAAGTTGAAAAACTAAACGAAAAGTATTTATTAATATGGCAAGACCAACAAGAAAGGAAATTAATTTTTCAAAAGACTCTATATTATCGCTTATGCAAGAAATCTATAATGAACTTGTTGAGCAAAGACAAACTGCAATTAGAATTCAAAACAAAATGTTGGCGATGTTGAAAGACCCTACCGATATGATAACTATTGGACCTGTAATTGAAAAGCAACAAAAAATCGTTAATGATTGCGTTGAGAAAAAAATTAGTCTTTCTAAACTACAGTCGAGTATTTGGGAAAAATCCAATAATAATACCGAGTCATTCTCTATGGCCGATTTAGATGATGATTTAATACAGAATCTTATCGAAAAAGACGTTTCAGATGATTTAGAGACATATAAAATGAAATAAGACATTATGGCGATACCTGATTTAAAAAGTGCGGAAGATAAAATTCAAAGCAGACTCAAAGCCCTTCAAACATTTAGTGAAGTATCTCAATCGGAGAAAGATTTAGTCAAGGATAAAGGTAATTCATTATCTAAATCTAGTGCTCAATTATCAACTCAACTTAGTAAAATTAAGGAACTACAAAAAAGGTATTTAAAAGACCCTGCAAATTCAATAGATAAAATGTTGGATTTTTTAGGTACAACTAAAGGAAATGGGTCTGAATCTTTAGGATATCTTAAAAAAAAGGTAATTGAGGTCGCAGTTAAAATTGAACCTACAATTGCCGCAATAGTTAAAGAACAAACAATTAAAGCGTTAGGATGTTCTCAAGAACAAACCTATAAAGGTTTTAATCTTAATGGGCTTCAAATAAGTCCATTATCTATATTACCTCAATCTGAAGGTATTTATATCCCTATACAATCGGTTGATTTCTTTTCTAATTTAAAAAATTCACCAGACACTAAATTTGGTAAAATGTTTTACGAAAAACCGGTTCCATCCACTAGTGCAATATTTAAACCTTATGGAGGTACGACGCCGTTCCCTATGAACAAACAAATGTATCAATTAACGGAAACTCAAAATTTTGGAAAATCATTTTCACAAATTAATGGTAAAAACTACTTAGGTAAATCGGGGCAAAATTTATTTGATTTTCAATATACTAAACAAAATAGTTTTCAAGTAACCGGAGATTATTATAGAGTGTTGTTACTTACTCGAGATAATAATATAAATAATGTTGGTGAATTTTTATCGGATTATTATAGTACTATTAAATTAATTGACCCGGTTGATGTTGGTATGCAATTAGTTAATATTGTTTCAGGTGCTATCAGTATAAATTCTCAAATTGGTTTTGGAGAAATAACAAATCAATCTAAATTTATGTTATTAGCTCAACGAATTTTAGGTCTTTGTTTTGATTCAAGACAAGAAATCGATGTTAGTGGTACTGCAAAAATTGCGGAATTAGATGGTGTTGATGAAAGTTTTTTTGAGTTAACCGAAATTGATTTAAGAAATATTGATATTGAAATTTCAAATGTTCAAAATGGGGTGATGGAATTTGTTGATTGTGATAATGTTAAATTACCGGTCGATACAGAATCGTTAGTTTCACAACTTGTTGATTTTAGAGATAATGTTGATACCCAAACAACCGAACAACAAGTTAATACTATTAATACAATTGTTAATTCTATTTCACAAAATCCTCAATGGTCTCCGATGATTCCATCTAATTTTAATGTAAGTGTCGCAATTGATAAAAATATAATTAAAAAAATCCCATTAGCGGTCGCTTCAGGTGTTTTATCACCTAAAGTCTTATTACCTCTTTATACTTTACTCTCAGTTGTTCAATCAGGGGCAACCTATACCTATAATCAACAAGTAACCTCAGTAAATCAGGTTATTCAATCCGGTAATAGTAATACTTCACAGTCAAGTAATATTGTTGCTGACGGAGCGGATTTTTTAAAAAAATATAAAAAATTCTCAATTGAAGTAATATCTCTTATTAATAGTGAATTTTTAAAAGTCTTGTTTCAAGAATTAAAAAAGGATATTTTAAATTTAGTTGCATTAATCTTAAAAGATGTGACAAAATCTCAAAGATTAAAAAAATACGCAATTATTTTAAAATTAATTCAGTTAGCTTTAATAATATCACAACTTATTAATGATTATCGAAAATGTAAGTCATTAATGAGTAATATTTTACTATTACTTGATACAATTAATGGACTTGGCCCAAAACAATTAATCAGTAGAGCGAGTATTCCAATACCGTTATTGTATCTTGCCGAATTTCTTCCGGGGTTTTCACCTGAAAGAGCAACAATTAACACTATTGAATTATTACAAGGATTAGGGATTCCAACAGGTACATTACCTGATGGTTCTCCAAATTTAATGTTATTATATAATTTAGTATCAAATAAAGGTTTTGATGCCGAAAGAGGAGAAAATGAGAAAATAGTAGGAGTAGTTAAACCAGATAGATTCACCATTATTGGAAAAGCATTATAATATGAAAAAAGAAGAATTTGAAAATATTATTAAAGAACAGTCTAATCTTAATAATTTACCTAATCAAAAATTAGTTGAGTTTATGGATTTGTTGTCTTCAGATTTTGACGGTACTAAACAAAATATAATTAACTCGACTCTTTATTTAGATAAAGTTGAGGAATTATATAATAACACTTTAAAAGTTTATCAAGAAAGAAATAAATAATGAGTAATACAATATTTTACCAATGTATTGTTTTAGACAATCAGGACCCATTAATGCTTGGGAGAGTAAGAGCTAGAATTGTTACGGATAATTATGAAGATATTCTTAAGAGTGTTGACAGTCCTAAATGGAATCCTGAAAAAGACCCATGGACTTCAAGAGACCCTTTAGTTTTTAATTCGTTATTACCGTATTTTGTTTACCAAGTACCAAAAGTTGATGAGTTAATTCAGGTAATGTTTTTAAATTCTGACTTTAAATATCAGAATCAATATTATATTCAAAATAACTTCTCAAGTCCAACCTCAACATTTAAGGAATTTAATTTTGGGGCAAATAAATTTACCGGAACCGGTTTTCAAATTGAGAATCCAAGACCTTTAAAAAACCAAAATGGTACTTATACCGATAATGGTATTCACGAAGGGGTATTCCCACAACCAGGAGATAATGCCATCTTAGGTCGTGGTAGTGCGGATATGGTGGTTAAACAAGATGAAATATTAATAAGGGCTGGAAAATTTAAAGGGGAAACATTACAATCAAATGTTGTACCTGTTGGGAATTCCCAAAGAGGTTTTTTTCAACTTACCAAATTTAATAGTGTTAAACAATCTTTATCCCCAAAAACTTATTTTGAGCTTAAAGAAAATGTTCTTTTAACTAAATATTTGATAGAATGGGTTGTTAATAATCCTGAAAACAATCAAGATAAATTTGGAGGGTCCGTTTATTTATATCAATTAAAATCAGACATTTCGGTTAATACAAAAAATTTAACAGTTGGTAGTCCTATAAATGAAAATCTAAAACAATTAATAACAACACAAGATTTTTCGTCATTAAGTAAATCTGATACAATTAAATTTATCAATACCTTTATTAAAGAATGTAACGATAAAAGTCCTTCTATTGGAGGGGTGGTAACTTTTACATCTAATTCTCAAGATACCAATTTCCCTATATTTTTTAGACCAAATAATTTAATGTATTCGTTAATTAATTCAACATCATCAAGTATTGAGACAATTAATATTAGTCAAATATATAAAGGGATTAAATTAAACTCCGCTGACACAGGAGGATATGGTTTTATTTATGTTAAAGGTAAAGTAACTTTACGAACCCCTTTAGTTCCAATTAAAATAGTTGTTCCTCAAGACACCTACATTAATACTGAATCAACTTATGGAGCAATTGGTTCTGATAAATTATATTTATTATCTCATCAATCTCAAATACCCGGTAAATCAAAAATAAACTTTGATAACACGTTATACGGAATTGATACTAAAAAATTTGCAGATGATATTCAACCCAATACTTCAAGTATGGTTAGAGGTGAAGAACTTTTAGAATTGATGAATTTAATTGTTAGATTCTTAGTTAGTCACACACATGCATATCCAGGATTACCTCCTGTTAGTGTTACCCAAGATGGTTCTAACGTTGCAAACATCCTCACTGAGATGCAAAATGCTTATACCAAAATACTTAATGAAAATATTCGACTTAATTGATATTTATAATTAAAAAGATAGATGTCAATTTTAAGGTCTTATATAGATAAAAACAACACCATTATTTCAAACTCTTATGTTAATACAGGAAGGAACCCTGTTATTGAGTTAAATTTTGGTGCTTCTGATTTAATAGTTCCAAACTTTGGGTATACAAGATTCATCTTTGATTTAGATTTATCTCTATTACGTCAAAACATTCAATCGGGTGTAATCTCAACAGGTTGTACCACGGGAATGACACATACATTAAACATGACTAACACCTCTTCATTCGATAATGAATTATTAAATACATTTATGTCAAACGAAAGAAGAAGAGCAACCTCATTTGATTTAATCTTATTTAGAATCCCCAAAATTTCCGGAACTACCGGAGGTTCACAATCATGGGATGAAGGTGTTGGATTTGATTATAGTGAATTTAATTTGGGTAAAGGAAGTTCAAATGGTTCGTCAACACCACTTACTTATGTTGATAGTCGAGCCTATTCATTAAGACCATCTAATTGGTATCAAACAACAACAATTAATAATTGGTCCCAACCGGGAATATATGACAATACTAATCAAGGAGTTGTTAATTATTCAGGACTAACCATTGTTGGTCGACAACATTTTGAATTAGGTAATGAGGATTTATACATAGATATGTCCAACGAAATTAATGGAGTATTAAATGGAAGTATTACTGGTGTTACCGGGTGGGGAATTTCATACCTACCTCAAATTGAAAATATATCAGGTCTTACCGATAGTTATAGTGTCGCATTCTTTTCAAGACATACTCAAACTTTTTATCAACCATTCTTACAAACAACATATAATGATTTAATTCAAGACGACCGAAATTTATTTTTAAAGAACCAACAAAATAAATTGTTTTTATACATTTATCAAAATGGTGATTTAGTTAATTTAGATTCTGACCCTTTTGTTAGGATTGAAGACAGAAATGGAGATGTTGTTATTGGCATGTCATCATTAAACACTTGTTTAAGAACTAAAGGAGTTTATGAAGTTGTAATACCTAACGGATTTACCGGAAGTCCAGCCCCTTGTGTATTCTATGATATATGGTCAGGATTAACAATTAATGGACAAGGAATACCAAACGTTCAAAATCAATTTATTCTTCAGGAATATACCTCAGGAATCCAAATTGGGTCAACGTCAAAAGAACCTCAAAAATATGGATTTAATTTTTACGGTATATTACAAAATGAAAATATCCTTAATACCGACATCAGGAAAGTTGGTGTAACAATTAAAAAAGCTTATACCGCTCAGCAAATATTATTAGAGGTTTCCGCCTTTTATAGAGTATATATAAAAGAAGGAACAACTGAAGTATTAGTCCAAGATTGGACACCTATTAATAGAACACCAAATGAATATTATTTTATGTTTGATATGAGAGATAAAATACCAAATCAATACTATGTTGATATTCAAGTAAATACATCAGGTGAAAAAGACACCTATAAAAAACAATTAACCTTTAATATAGTAAATCACAAATAATGGAAAAAATAGTTAAACTAACAGAATCCGACTTAAACAGGATTGTTAAAAAAGTTCTTAAAGAACAAGAAGTTGCTGATTATATGTTTTTTAGTAATCTACAACAAATTAAAAGACAATGTGAAATCATGTTAAAAATGGACCCACAACAAATCGATGAAATCATTAATGAAGGTGGTCATGATTGGGCTGATGACCACATAACCGAAGCTAAAAATAATATGGACCAAGTATTTGATTTTTTAATGAATGAAACTGAAAAAGAATATACTGATTACGAAGATATTAGTGAAGGTAAAAAAAAAGTAGGAACTAAATTATGTGCTCGAGGTATATCATCAGCTAAATCAAAATACGATGTTTATCCTTCAGCATATGCAAATGGACACGCCATTCAAGTATGTAAAGGTAAAATTAAAGGGCTTGATGGTAAAAAACATTGTTCAGGTGCATATTGTTAAAAAAAAATAAAACTTTATTAGGTTATTAAAAAAATATGTTTACCTTTGTCGAGTTAAAACACGATAGACAATGAAACAATTTTTTAAGAAAACGAAATTAAAATTTTACTTGAAACTTAGAAGTATCTCTAGAACTAATATGTCGTATGTTGATAAAAATGAAGTGAAATCTTCGGCAATTTGTAGAAAATTAATTTCTCACCCTGATTCTAAATTTTTAATCGCTCCGCTATCTCATAAAAGATATATAAAAAACGACCCTTTAGGTATGTTTATTGTTTTATCTGATAATCGAATAAATATTATTAATCACGTATATAATTACGACGTTAATGTAAGTTCAACTATTTCTGATAAATTAGACACTATGTTTGATAATAAAGTTGAGTCTTTACGATTATCTTTTGAACTTGAAATGAAAAGTCAAATTAAACACTCCTTAACTACGATACTTGAAAAACTTATTTAGTTAATTCTTCTTTTATTACTTTTAAAATTAAACCTCTTAATGACTCATTTTGAGGTTTTTTTATTGGGATTTTAATTGATTTTTTTTTACGTCCATTCCACACCGATTCTGATTCTTTGATTGGATTACCACTTAAGGTGGGGTTAAGTGCCGAACCCTCATCATCATTCTGACCTCGATAACTTTGTTTTTGTTTCATCAACAAGTGAGACATTTTTTTAGTTTTAGACTCTATCTCTTTTCTTTTTTCAGGTGTTTCATTAAAATCTCCGTCCGCCTCTTCATACGCTAATTCGGCATTTGTATAGTGGTAAACATCATTAGTAAATGGACTCAATTGTTTTTTTTCCCATATTTGAGGGGCTAAAACAATTGGTGTTTTATAATGTCCGGAACTTCCGGAACCTGTAGCTTCACTAATAATATTTTTTTTCATATATTTCACTTAACAATAAATATACAATTAAAGAATAATGGAACAAGAAAGACAACCACTAGGATTATTATTTGATAGTGTGGGGTATAACTCACCAGACGACATTGATAGATTAACTGATGAGATGACAACAGACCAATCTTTTTATATACTTACACAGGCATTATCATATGTTCATAGTACTCGGTTATTTACAATGCAAGAAACAGAATTGGTTTCTAAATCATTAAGAATTCTACATAAAGTAATGTTAAATCGAGATAATCAAACTGAAACAACAGAATAAAAAAATTGGGGGTTATATTATTTTAGATATGCAAAAGAATTCCAATAATCATATTTAACATTATAACCATTAAATTCCAACCAATTAAAAAGTTTATCAATCCTATCTGTATTGCCTATTCTTTCTTTGGATAAATGGATAGTTTCAAAAACAATTAATTTTGGTTTATTAACTTTAGTAAAATCTAATGACATAATAATTTCGTCATCAATCGATTCAGTGTCCAAATGCAACCAATCTAAAGTGTGTTGTAAATTTTCTTGTATAATTAAATCATTAACACCAACCGATGTCATATTAACAATTTTAACTTCTTCATCATCCTGAATGTGACTTTTATAATGTGATTCACTTAATGTATTTGCACCTCCTAATCCAAACTCATAAAATTTAACATCTCCTCCATTACCGGTTATAACATTATTTCTAAATAAAACATTATCAAAATTTAAATAATTTTGAGTCAATTCATCAAATTGTTTTTTAGACGCTTCGACCAATACCACAAATGTTGATTTGTTTTTTATGTGTTTAACCCACCCACCCTCTGTACCATCATGAGTACCAATAACGATACCCTTTGAGTTTGGGTTCTTACTAATCCATGTGTCAAAAAACTGTTCTGTGGCATTTCGATTGACCCAAACATCATATTTAAATTGTGATATAATTTCATCTTGATTATTCTTAATCACAGCAATAAAATTATCATTATCTAAATTATCCCAAAATGCCCACATACCCGGATAAAGGTCGATGGACCAAAGACGTTTGTCATCTCTTAATATTTCAAACTTGAAAGGTAATTCCTCTTCACTATATAACCAAGAGGCCTCATCAAAGACTAATCCGAGAACTTTCCCACACGGAGCCTCATCACTCTTATCGATAAATCTAATACTAAACATTAATTCTTTTTTATTTAATTTTATTATACACTATTACTAAATAAAAAAAAAAGGTCTCACGGGACCTTTTTTTTATTTACAATTTATTTCCACAAGAAGGACAAAATTTAAAATTACTTTTTGTCTTGACTCCACATTCTGTACAGTAATTTCTTATATCAGAAGTTGTTTTGTTTCTTGTACTCAAAGGTTGTATTTTATAAACAATCTGATGAGATATATTATATTCAAATTCTTTGTTTGAATTTTGGAAATGTTGACTTGTCTGACCCCCTTTTTCAACTCTTCCAGTTTCAATACTTTTACTTATTGGGGTTGATGCTGAATTATAAAAAGCAGTATTAGTTATACCAGCAGTATTTATAACCCCACTAACATTTGAGGATGTGTTAAATGCCGTCGAAGATATACCAGCAGTTAAAGTCGAACTTCCACAGGTCCCAAAAATTGAAGTATCTGTTGTTGTTGAAATAAAAGTTGGGTTGTATGTACCCGTGTGATTCAGAAGTGTTGTACCGTAACGGTAATTGTTACTCAATGTTAAATGGTTATTTCGTTTCTCATTATAGAACTCAATTCGTATGTCCCCGTTTAAGGCAATTGCCGATTGATTTTCCGAAGTATTATTAACGGTGTAGGTACTGAACTGAAATTTGTTATTTGTGTCAAAGAAACGTTCTAAAAACACTCTTTCTCCGGGTCTTAAAACTAAACCACTTTGTGAGATGTAATCACCATGTAATTTTATTTTACAAAGAACAGTATTTTGGGTTGGATTATGGATTTCGAATTCGAAATTGTCATTGTCTTCCATGAAGACTACGTGTCCGTTATAAACTTTTAGACGCGATTTTTTCTTAGTGATGTGAGCATTTGGTTTGCTCACCGCAGTTGTGTAATTCATTTTACTTAATTTTATAATAGTTAATGACTATGTTACTGATACCTTTGTGTCCGTGAATACTCAAAAGTCAAAATGACTCGGGACCAATAATCTAAAATCTATTAATAAATATAATGTCACAACATATTATGTAAATAAATTATATAATATTATTTGACTTACGGATATTCTCTTCCCCCCACATTGGTTGGAGATTATTTAACGACCAACATCTCATAAACTCATCATCTCCCATCTCTTGAATATTAAAAGAAGTGATTGGTAGTTTATGGTCAACGTGCCAAATTCCATAATTATCCCAAGTCATTGTGTCCGTAAATTGTTTTTCTAAATGATTAATTAATTCTTCCGGTGTATATTGTAGGATGTCAAAGTAGGATTTATTCTTTTCTACATTATTCTCCTTTAATACTTGATATATTGCCGTTCTGAAATTGGAGATTAGTTTATAGAGGGGGTCTCTCGATTTACGATTCCTTTCGTAGTCGCGTTTTATTTGACGAATTTTATCAACATTATTTTCTCGGTATTCTTTAAGATATTTTTTACGATATTCTTTATTTTGTTCATACCAAGTTTTAACATATTCTCTAACACTATCTTTATTTTTTTCTCTCCATCGTTTATCGGCGACTTGTTTACCACCAATATTTCTTCTTCCGGACGAACTCATTATAACACCATTTTCTTTTAATATCCTTAATATTGTTGGTTTACTAATACCTGTTTTTTCAGAAATAGTATGTGAACCTAACAACTCATCATTATACATTTTAAGTATGTTATCTAATTCTTCTTTATTTAATTCTATCTTTTTCATATTTATAAATATAACATATTTTACCAAAAAACATATAGTTAATACAAAGATATAAAAAAAAGGGACATATAGTCCCTTTTTGTTAAATATTTTAAGATTTTGATTATCTCAATTCTCTTAAATCGAATGTTCTAACACCATCAACAGTAATTCGTCCGTAAAAGCGGTTATTGACCATTTTTTTCGCGTAACGGGTCATAATACCTTTTATCGGTGTAAAGTTGAATGGGTTGTACATTGTTGGAGTTAATTGTAACGGTACGTATGGTGCGTAGATGTATCCTGTGTCTAACAATGATGTTCCTTTATGTCCCATTAACACTTGGTTTGGTGGGAAGTAAGGGTCACGGTAAACTTGGTAACGTCCTGCAAGAGTACCAACTCTTTCAATACCCATGTTGTATTGGTCTTGCTCAGGAGAAGCATTTGATACGTGGAAGTATTCTAAATCGTCAAAGATAGCTGAGATTTCAGAAGAAACAACAATCCAGTTAGCTCCACCTCTTAATGTAGATTTGTGGATTTGAGCAGAGATTTGGTTAATCGCTGTGATAAGCGTTTGGTTCCAGTCTTTTTGAGTATAAGGAACGGCAGAAGAACCTAAACGTTTCCAACCATTGTAATCCCATCTCAAGTTCCAAGCAGCACCTTTACGTAAATCTCTTAAAATTTCACGGTCAATTTCTGCAGCCACTTGCTCAGATAATAAAGCTGTTAATTCAGCTTCAGCATCGATGTTGTGGAATGCAGCAACGTCTTGTGCCATTTCAGGAGACCATTGTGCTCTTAATTTTCTTTCTGTTACAGAAACAGTTACTGACAATAAGTCAAAAGAAACCTCACCAATTTTATCTTCAAATTCTAACTCTTTGTAGATTCTGTAAGTGGCAGTAAATGCATTGTTATTACCGGTTGAAGATGAGAATGTAGAACCTGTGTAACCGTCCATTGAACCTCCGCAAGTAATACAAACTGGTACTTGTAAATCAACTTCTAAGTAAATTTTACCTTCAGCATCACATACATTGTCATATTGACCACCACCTGTTTTACTATCAGGGAATGCTAGTGTAGTGTTATTGTTTCCATACTCAACAATACCTTTACCGTATTTTTGAGTTACAACTCTAAATAAGTAAGGGTTAGCTGTGTTAGCAGATGTTGTTGTGTTACCAGCAGCTCCTTTAATTGTTAAATCAGCTAAAAATGATTCATTATCCATTGGTTGACCATCAGGACTGATTAATTTACCTGCCGCAGCACTTGCAAAACCTGACAAAACAATTAATACTTTTCTATAGTCAGTTGAAGCATATGCAGAAGGAGTTAATGCATCTCCAACCCATGCAACAGTAACAACCGTAGCACTAATCGCAGAAAACTGTCCTTTTGAATAGTCAAATAAACCTGGTGGGTCTAAAGCTGGTTCATTACCTTCGTAGAATCTGTCATAAAGGTCTTTAGTTGCGTTATAGTCATACCCACTGGTTGGTGTTTGACCTGCAGTCGCGTTTGGAGAACCAAAAGGTGCGTAATGTGCTCCCGTTGTTTCATACGACTGAATGTTTGGTACGAAGTAAAATAATTTACCGATTGGTAAATTCATTGCTTGTACTGAAACGATGTCGTTAGATAATAATTTAGAGAATACTCTTCTAACGATTGGGAAAACCACTGTTTCAAATGCACCTGTATCAGATGTAGATGATGCTTCGTTAATTAAATACGATGCTTGGTTTTCGTAAAGTTGTGCGACATTTTCTCTCATGTGACCTTTAAGTCCTTCTAAGAAACCTAATTTGTCCCATTTGTTGATTGTGTCTTCTTTGATAACTTTAAGGTGTTTTAACCCGATGTTACCAACTAATCCTGATTCTAATAATGCTCCCATTTTAAAATATTTTGTTTTTAATTTTTATTTATTTATTTTGATTACCCTAATTTACTCATTAAATCTTTCATTCTAAGGAATTGAGGATTTTCATAAGTTTTTGATTCAATTAAAGTAGTCGATGAACCTGTAGATACGGTTTTTTGAATTTTGTTTTCTACTGATTCACTAAGTGATTTTTTAATTTCCGGTTTAGATAATTCACCTTTAATTGACTGATAAAGACCTTTAGATTCTTTTAAAGTTTCAACGTCGTCAAATCTTCTTAAGATATTAATTTTCTCTTTTTTAGTAGTCGAATGTTCAGTGAACAATCTTGTTGCGTAAGCTAAGTTTGAATTGAAGATTGCAACTTCATTAAGTTTTTCTCTGAAAACATTTAATGCTTTTCTGTATTCTTCATTTTTTTCTCTTAACAACGTAACTTCTTCTGTAGATTCTTTATAAACTTTATTACGATTTGGTGTAATACCTTTTCTTAATCCTCTACCTTCTTTTGAACCCATTCCGTAAGTGTGTGCAGCTTCTTTTGTTTCTTCTTTTTCAAAAGCTTTTCTTTTTAAAGTATCACCTTTTTTAGTAGTGTAATCTTCTTTACCTGTCATGGTTTTAGATTTATCACCTTTATTCATTCCGTAATTACCTTCTTTTGTTTCTGCCTTAACAACTTTGGAAGTTCCTTCCATATTTTCACCTTTCTTGTATTCAAATTTTGGTTTACCGGTACCAACTGTTTTACCTTGAGGTCTTTTTTCATTGAACCCTCCGGATACTTTTTTAATTTCAGTTTTACCTGCTCCATTTCCAATTCCAACACCTTTAGGTTTAATTGTTGATTTTGCTTCTCTCACAGCTCTTCTTAGATTGTAAGACTCTTCTAAGTCTTCCTCTTCTTCGTCATCATCGTCATCATCGTCTTCAAGGTCGCCATCTTCTTCGTTGAATTCGATTTCAAACATAATTTCTTCTTCATCGTCTTGGTCTGAACCCATGTCATTCATAGAACCGTTAGCAAATATTGCGTCAAGTACGTCATCTGTAGTTTGGTCGTCCATTTCTTCTTCCATTTCAAAACTCATGTCTTCATTCATGTCTTCATCCATTTCTTCATCCATTTCTTCATCCATATCGTACTCATACATATCATGTTGAGATTCACCAAGTTTAACAAGATACTCAGAGTCATTATCGTTATCAGTTAAATGAATGTCATTACCGTCTTTTTGAACGATAATACCATCTTTTTCACCCATAGCTTTAAACACTTTAAGAATTTCTTCGTCAGAAGCTCCTGTTAAGTCAATCGGACTTTCGTCAGAATCCATGTCCATGTCAAAATCCATGTCCATTTCATCTTCATCTTCATTATCAGAATCCATATCAAATTCCATGTCTTCTTCGTCAGAATCCATTTCATCATCCATGTCTACATCTAATTCAATCTCATCTTCTTCTTGTTCAGAAAGAGATTCTTTTACTAGCTGATTGATTTCTTCCTTCATAGTTGAAGCAAGTATTCCTTTTGCGTTTTCGGCAATAGCTTCTTCAACTTGTTTCATTTGAATAAGTGCCTCCTGTACTAATTTGTTATTTTCTTGCATGAAAAGTTATTGTTATTTTCATTATAAATATTACCAAAAACAAAAAAAGTTTATTTTATCTAACTAATAGACAAAATAAACTTTAATTTAGTGTAAAAAAAGTATCCTAATATGAACACTTTTATGTTATTAATAATTAAATCCGTTATTGAATAACTTCATCAATTTTACTTTCAGAGACAGCGGTTATTCTCCACTCGTGTGTGAACCCCTCATATTTTTTTGTAACCTTGGCTTCAACATCTGTTACTGAATACCCTTCTACAAGTTTTTCTTCTCTGATTTTTCTAATTTTACCTGTATTCTCATCAGGTAAGTCGTACTGAATTTTTGCTACGAAATACTTTTCTTCCATGTGTTTTTTTATTTTCCTAAAAAGTCGTTTAATTTTTTCATTAAGTCAACTGATTTCTCAACATAATCGTCTTTTTGTTTATATTTTTTTTCTTCTTCTAAGTTTTCTTCATATTTTTCTCTATCATTGGCATCTGAGAATAAATAAGCTCCTGGTGTGGATGGAGAAGATACCAAATCAAAACATATCAATTCAAAATCTTCTTGAACTTCATTTCTTTCACCAACTTTTTTTAATGACCCAACACCTCTTGATGATATTCCCAAAGTGACACCTTGTCTCATTAAGTTCGCTGCAATGTCACCTTTTGTGGATACAACTCCTGATTCATGGAATCCGGGTGATGTTAATAGTTTTAATTTACCCATTAAAATATTTCGGTCCCACCATATTTCGGTGATAATGTGAGATACTCGGTCTAAATCGATTAAAGACGATTCAGGATGGTTTAATTCAGATGTTGATAAACCCTTCTCAATTGTTTTTTTATAGTTGTCGGCTTCTCTTTTTAATATTTTTTCAGGGTATGAACGACCGTTTCTATTTGGTGTGTCATATTTTTGTAAAACAGCGTAAAATTCAAATGGGTTTCTATAATCCATGTCTTTAGCTTCTCGTAAAACCTTTTCATTATGTTTGTCTTTAGGGGATACCCAACCGGCATCCGCTTCAACTAATATACCGTGTCCTAGTTCAGTCGCTTCTAATATTCTTAATTGTTTCATTAATTCTTTTTAAGATAAATATATCAATTATAATACTTTACAATGATTCCTCTTTTTTTGTAGTAGAAAATTCAAAATATTTATTGGTTGTAATGTTATTATTAAAAATTGATTGAACTATATTTTTTACGGAATTTTTAATTTCTAACGATTTAAAATCAAATTCATTTGTGGTATATAGATTTATTTCTAAATTAAAAAATGATTTTTTTCCGTGGGAAATTCCACTTGTCCTTAGGTCTAAATCAACAATACTTTTATCTTGGAAAATATTGGTGTTAATTGATTCATATACGGAATGTTTTATTTCTCTTCCTAAATTAGAAACTATTCGATTCCAATTATTATATTCATCTTTAGGGTTTACCCATGATTGAATGTTTATGTATATTGATTTTAAATTTTTTGAATCTACTGTTCCGTAAACTGATTTAATTGGAGTGTATAAGTTTAATTTTACACTTTTTCCTTTTTTCATTAATGTTTTTCATTATAAATGTTTATTGATTATACTGAAAATATAAATGAATTTATGTGTGATGTCAAAAAAAAAAAGTGTTTTTACTAATTAAATAGTTAAAACACTTTTATTTTTATGTTAAATAAGTTAAATTAAATAGACTCTTCTAAACTTTTAAGTTTTAAAAAATTCATTTGGTCAAACTTTTCATTTTCCACCCTACCAATTGTTTCGGATATTTTTGTCTTTATTTCAAACTCTGGTTCTTTATCTAAAATTACTTTTAATTTATTAATAGTGGTTTCCCTTAATACTTCAAATTTAGTTTCAAGTGTTTTAGAATCTTCAGATATTAATTGAAAAAATTCTTTTTTAGAATTTTCATCTAAATTTTCAATATATTCATTTAATGTTCGGTTAGCAATACTAACCATCGATTTTATTGGTATATTAATAGATTCTTTAACTACTTGTTTATTTTCTTTTAATACTTTAATTATTTGTTTCTTAACTGTTACTCTTTCAAGTAAGTCTAATTTATTACTGTAAAGTAAAATATCTAAATTTTCATAATTATTTTTAACCGACTCCAATAATGGTTTAGGTAATTTTATTGTTGGTAAAATTTTATGTAATAGACTAATACCTTCTTCTAAGAATTCTTTAGCGTCCTGTTCGGTTAAACCTTGGGGAGTACTTAATTGGTCATATAAAGTATAGGCTTTTGACATAGATTTATTATTCAATACATTATGTTTGAATTCTCTTAGTGATTTTTTAAAATCTTTCTCGTTATTGTACGATTCGAGTAGATTTTTTTCAATTATGGATTTTAGGGTTCCGAAAGTCATTACGCTTTATTTTATTAAATAAATATTAGGAATTTAGTAACTTATCCAATTCTTTTGAAATTTCCCCTAAAGATTCTTGTCCATGACCTAAATTAATCATTTGAGCTCCTTCTATTAAGTTATTTTCAACCAACATATTTAAGTTATTTATTCTAGATTCAGGGGTTATTTCCGCCTCACCTCCGGATGGTGGAGGTGGAACTGTTTCTTCTCCTGCTGGTGGTAATTCTTCCCCGCCTAAATCAGCCGTCTCAAATCCACCTCCACCAAATGATGGTGCCGGTTCTGATGTTTCAGTTGATGCCGTTTGAGTTCCTCCTGAGGTACTACCGTAAAGTTTATCAATATTATCAAATAAACCTGTTTTAGTAATAACTGTTGCAGTTGCTTTAAGTTCTTCACCAACTGCTCGTTCAATTCTTTGTTGTTGTAAATCTAAACGAACTTCTTCGTCTGACCATCCAAAAATATGTTTTTTCGCCCATGTTGATGATGTTGCCTGAATTCCGTTACCCGGGTCAGAAACTAAATCTTTATATAATAAAACTTTTTCTTTCCAAACATCAATTTTTAATAAATCAGCTTGTGTTGAAGGATTTGATAACCCTAAAGTAAAATTATCTAATTCATCTTCAAACCCAAGTAAAAATAAATGTACGATTGCTATTTTATTTAATTCGGCAATCATACTTTTTTGGATTCTATTAATTGTTCGAGCAAAACGAATATCTTGTAAGGATAAATTCTTACCGTCCCCAACAACTTCTTCAAATCCTAAGAACGCCTTAGGAACACGAAGAGCTGTTAATAATTTCTTTTGTATATATTCAATATCTGCTATTTCCGAAAGGTTAGTTGCTCCCGGTAATGTAGTAATTGGGTCCGGTGCGGATGGGTCTCTAACAGGAATAAAATAATCTTGGTCAACCGCCATTTGGTTAAACCTCATATCAACATTACCTGTTTTATTATCAACAACTTGTTCTCTTTTAAATTTATTAGCAACTCGTTGTACATAAGCCTCAACATCATCATCATTCATATTTCCAACAAAGACTTTAAACATTCTTCTTTCAGGTGCTCTTGAGGTACGATAAATTAACATCGCATCTTCCGATAATAATAATTGTTTCCAAATTCTTCTCGCCTTTTCAAGCATCGATGTACCATAAGGAAGTTTTCGGTCATCACCTAATAATCTAAAATGTCCAATCTCCCATGATTGGAATTCCATGTTTTTATTTTTCCAAGTAAAATGTAGAGACTTTTTGTCCTTATCTAGTTCTTTAGTAATATCCGTTGATATTTTTGCACTTACTCCTACTTCATGTCTTTCAATTTCAATTGTTGGTAGTTGTTGAACCCCAACAATTCCTTTTTCCGGGTCTAACTTTAGAAAAATAAAGTTGTCTCCGTACTTACAGGTATTTCTCGTCCACATTGGTAGGTTAGTATTAATGTCAAGTGAGTTATTAAATAAATCCGCTAATACCCCTTTTATTCTTTTTGATTCTGAATAAATTTGTAATATAAAACCATCTTCATTTGTCGTTGTTGATTCCTCGGCGTAAATGTCTAACGCCGCTGATATTTCAGGAGTATATTCCATACTTTCATAATCATACTGAGCCGATAATCTTGACGGTTCATAATAGATTGCTTGAGAATATAAATTGTTCTCAACTTTCGCCCATTGATTAGTTAAATAATAAGTTTGTTGTGCCTGTAACTTTTCTTTCTCGTATTCTTCTTTACTTTTGGTACGTAATAATTCTTTTTTATCAAACTTAAAAGTTGGATAATCTTGATTTAATTGAGAATTAGGCCCAAATGTTTGGGATAATCTCTGCCATACCGTCATATTATTTTGTTGTTCGTCCATAATTTAAATTTACTTATTTCCTCAGTAATATAAATAGTATTACCCTCCAAATAACCATCCGTATTTTTGGTAGTCTTCTTTGGTTGGCCCTTGATTTATTGGTTGTTGCCTACCCATTTGAGGAACCATTGGGTTAAAGAATTCTGATGAATTTTTATTTTCAGTAACAGAGGTCGACCAAGAGTTTAACATTGCTCTTGTATGGTTGGTAACTTTTTCTAATGATTGAAATGATTTTTCCGCAACATAAATCGCCATTGCAATACTCATGATACAATCATCGTGATGCATTTTTTGATGGTCAGGTCGTCCATTTATATATACAAATGTGTTCATTTCATTATATAAACGACTGGAATAGATTCTAAATTTATGTCTCATCGCCTCCTCAAAAGATGCAATAATTTGTACTCTTTTTGAGTTAAAATTAATCCCCGGAATTTTTTCATTTATCTTTGGGTCATATTTCCATTTATTGGTCATATCAACACCATCAACATATAATCCACCTTGGTAATTCATTTCTTGAAGTTTTCTTGCTGTTGCAACTCCCATACCACCGGTTAAATCGACAACACAAAATGCGCTATACATAGTTCCCCATTTATATGCTATTTCTGCTAACACATCAGGGGGAATTTTTCCAACATATTCTAATACTTGTTCACGAGCATCAAAATCAATTATTTCAATACTTGAGAAATCTTCGGAATCTCCTCGAGATACATCAACACCCATAACATATTTATGACCGTTTTCTGGTTCTTTCCATATCCAAAGACCACCACCCATCATTTTAGCTTGTGGGTCCTTAACTTGGTTTTTAGAAATATCTTGCATCATGTCCGAATCAAATACATTGTCTCCGGAACCTAAGAAATTACATTCTAATTCTTGTGCAACTTTACGTCTATCATATTTTAATTTTTTAACCATCCCCTCAAACCATGAAGAACATGGTTTATACCCTTGTTCGATGTAGTCGGTTACAATTGAGTGGTCTCGTTCAAATGGGTTTGGCATAGATAAATTAACGACTACTTCATCAAGATTATATTCTTCACGATTTAATAAAAAATGAACTAAGTCATTTGTTTTGACCATATATAAATCTTTTGTATATCGTGGGTCACGATGCCAAAACATTTCAGTTACTTTAAAGTCATTCATACCTCTAAGTGACTGGTCATAAATTTCATAATAAATTGCATCGTAACCGTTAGGCGTTGAAACAACAATAACCTTACCCCCTGTGGATAAGGATGCCATACACGCAGCCCAAAAATCTCCGTCCGCTTCAATATAGGCCGCCTCATCAAATATTAGAATGGTTGGAGTGTATCCCCTAAGTGCATCTCGTGATGTTGCAACTGCCTTAACTTCACATCCGTTAGTTAATTTAAAATGTCGTTGAGCGTTTTTTTCTTGAGAGAATCCAACACCGACCCATGACGGCCATTGTTCAGTAAACCCTCTAACTTTATTAGCCATCTCCACCGCAGTGTCCAACTTGTTGGCAATAATTAATATTTTTTCAGGTTTAGTTTTTTTTGCGAATACTAATTTTTTTGATGCCCAAGCTGCAGTTACGGTTGATACCCCTGCTTGTCGATACTTTAAAGCAACATTTTCGTTATGAGTATCATAATCCTCAATAAGGGTGATTTGGTCGGGGAATAAATCTAACGGTACATATTTTGAAACCGTATTATCGTATGTCTGTAAATAAGTACGAAGTGCGTAAGGAGTATTCCTCATGCACTTCGTCACTTCAATTATTAATTGTTCTTTATTCAAAAGATGTTTTTTGGTTATTTAGGTCTCGATATACCTAAACTACCCAAGAAATCATCTAATCCGTCATCATCTTCATCATCAGATTCAATACCTTCTTCTTCTTTGTAATCTTCAAATTCTTCTTTCATTTTAATGGCTTCTCCCATGATTTCTTTAAATCTTGCAGACGCTTTAGATACTTTTGAAGAGTCTTCAGAGATTGCGTTTCCAATAATGTCTAAAAATTCTTGAGCTTCAATTTGGTATAAAACAGTATGAAACCAGTTTATCAAACCTTTATTTTCAGGTTCGTATATATCATCAGGTAATGCAAACCTAATTCGTTCAACAATTTCAGGTCCAATTCTTAGTTGCATTGGTTCATTACCCAATGTGTCTGTTTGTCCCATAACTCTTTGAGCCATTTCAGGGTCTTTTGGTAACCCATGTCTACCTTTAGCTTCTTCTAAACCTTTAATAATTTCATGACATAAAATAGGGAAGATTAAACCGAAGGCTTTGATTACCGTATCCGGAGTTTCTTCTCCTTCTTCACCTTCTTCACCGTCTTCATCATCGTTATCAGATAACTCAACTTTACCGGCAACACCTTGACCTGTTTCACTCATCATTTCAATCATTTGTTCCATACTAAAATATAGGAAGTCATTAATTGCCATAATTCCTAAATAATCTCCATAAAGAGATGGGTCAATTTCATCAAGTCTTGCCTTAATATCAGGTTTTTGAAACATGTAGTGTCCTTTCTTCGCAGCACCTTGAATTATTGCGTTAATAATATTTCTCTTATGTTTTTCTAATTCAAAAATTTCGTCTTTAGTTAAATCCTCAACGTCAAAAGACGGAATTTCAATTCCATCTTCTTTTTCTTCCTCATCATCCTCTTCTTCTTCAGGTTTCATTCTAAAGTTTGAAACATCTATTGGTTCTCGATTTAAATAAGCTTCGATTTTATACCATTCAGCGGGAACTTCAGATTCCTCTAAAGAAGATTCGATTGCCAATTGTTCTAATTCATCTCTATGAGCAGCCTCAATTCTCATGATGTTTGGTAATTTTCTCATCATCTCTTGGTATATCATACCTTGAACTTGTTGAGAACTTAAATCCTCTCTTCCTGTTACTTGACTTAATTTCTCAGCAACTTTTTGGAAACGATTACTAACCAATCTTTGAACATCTGCCTCTTTTTTCTTCATTGCGGGATTCTGAGAATATAACCCCTCAGGATTTGCAAGTTTTCTTTCCAAATTTGGGTCCATTCTTTCAGGTCTATTCCCGTAATCTAATTGTTCTTTAATTTTCTTTGCCATTATTATTTTTCTAAGATTTGCATAATTACATCCATAATTTTATCTTTAGCTTCTTCCGGAGAAGGTCTATTAGCCTTTGGAGCCGGATTAACACCAGGGTTTGGATTCTTACCAGGATGACTTGGTCTCGTTCCCGGTTTTGTCGTTGGTTTTACTCTTGTTGGAGCAACCTTAGTATCATCTGCCTTTGGGGCCGGATTAACTCCCGGGTTTGGATTCTTGCCCGGATGATTTGGTCTTGTTCCCGGTTTTGTCGTTGGTTTTACTCTTGTTGGTGCTGTCTCAGTTTCTGCCTCTGTCAAATACTTTATAAGTTCACCTTTTGTAATTCTTGGGGGTAAATTTCTTTCTACTATTTTCATAATTTCGTTTTCAAGGAACAAAGATACAACATTTTTTCCTTCACCCAACTGTTTTTTTACAGATTGTACACATCTTTCCCATTTTTTTGATTTTCTTGGTCCTACTTGAGCGTGACATATGGCCCAAGGATTTTGTTTTTTGGTTTTTTCTACTTCAAAAATACCCATTCCGTCATCAGTTGCATCTGGGTCTCTAGTTACATTAACAGTTGCGTCTTCTTCAATTTCTCCTTCTTTAGCAGTTACCATAACTTCTTTTGTTGATGGGTTTTGAGTTATAACAACACCGTTAACCTCACCACCTTTAGGACCTACTTTGTAACTTTTTTTAGATGGGACTTCAGTGACTTGTTCACTTATTAGTTTACCGTGTAACACATTGATTTGTGACTCTGTTAACTTCGCAACAGTTTGTGAAGATAATCCTTTTTCAATAAGCTCTAATGCTTTTGTATTAATTTTCATAAATAACTTTCTTTTCAAATTCTAATAACAAATCTTTTTCATAAAGTTTGTCTTTTATTTCTTGTTCCGGAGTTCCAAATCTGAATATCATTCTTTTTTTTAAATTTTCATCGTCTGATTCCCAAGCTAATGCAATAACATCGTCTATTGCATCTATCATTGAAAAAAAATCGGAGTTTTGAATCAATTCCAATTTTACATCAGTATCTCTCAAAACTCCTACTTTTTTAATATATTTTAAATCGGGTGGTTGAGGATACCCATTAGATGGTCGATTGTCCCATAATTCCCCCCACACATCCAAATCATCAGAAAATATGAATTCGTAAAGATTGTCTCCTTTATAATTAGGACCTAAACCGTTTACGTAAATCAAATAACTCATACTAATAACCCTTCAGGTGTAATTTTAATTTCTTTTCCTTTATTCTCAAAAACTAAATTGTTTTTGTTTGTTTTCCCAATAATTTTAGCAGATGAATTTTCTTCTAAAAATTTTTGAGATGCCAATTCTTGTTCAATTGTTTCAGTTAATTTAACAACTGAGTTCATTTGTCTTCTAACTTCAGTAATTGTTCTTGTTTTTTTCTCAGCAGTTTTTTGTCTATTTTCAACAATTTCTTTTTTAGAAACTTCAAAATATTTTGATAACACTTTATCAACTTTTGATTCACCAAAGATACTATCAAATATGGCTCCGTTACCATAATCAGAACTCATTTTTTTAAATCTTGAATGTGAGTTATGTTTTCTAAATTCTCTATCGTCAAAAATGTCGTCAGGATTAATTTCATCTACATCGTCATACTCATATCCTTCTTCCATATCACCTTCCATTGGAATGTCCATGTCTGCCTGGATGTCCTCAACTTCACTATCATCAGTTAAATCTTCACCATCCATATCATCTCCACCTAAATCTTCAGTCTCATCTTCAAATTTAGACAAAATATCTTCTCTATCTTCTTCACTCAACTCATTTAAATCAAATGACGATAAAACCATATTAATAACATATTTGATATTTTCAGAAGTCATACCTTCTTCAGTTTCTAATGTTCTAATTTTTTGGGTTAATTTACCAGTTAACTTTTGAATAGTTTTAAAAGTTACTCGTTCATTAGAACCGCCTTCATCCTCAATGTCTACATCAACATCAGTATCCATGTCGTCCATACCCATGTCATCTTCTAATCCCATATCATCCATACCCATGTCATCTTCTAATCCCATATCATCTATTGGTGATGGTGGTAATTCCGGAGCCGGAACTGCTGGTGGAGCTGAAGGAATTTCTGCAGGTGATGGCATATCCATTTTTGGTTTTGGAGTTTTTAAAGTGAACTTTTTTTGTTCACCATACAGGGACATTCCTTCTTCATTTTCATTAAGTCTATTTAACTCACCCGCAACTAAGTTTAATCTTTTGAATGCTTGTGAATATGAAGAATAGTATTTTCTATTTCTCATTGGCTCAAGATAATCAGTTTCTGATTCTGAAATTGTTTTTTTGATAATATAACCTTGTCTTTCTTTAACAATTTCATATTTATTACCATCTGCAAGACCAATAGAATATTCTGATTTTGCAGTTTCATTTATACGATTAGGTATTACTTCGTTATAACGAGCAATCTCCATAATTCTTTTAAGTTTTTGGTCCCCTGTTAGTTTTTCACTACCAATTGGCTTTAAATTTCCCATTGTATATAAATTTGTTTTTTTTTTAATTATTTAATCCGTTAAACCCACCTAACGTAATTGCGTTTAATTGTGCATATGGAACACCATAGGCATCAGTAAAAATAGGGTGAGGAGCAATTGCACCTACCGGAGCTGTTCCCCCACTGAAATCCCCAAGTATTCCAATAGTATAAGCATATTGATTATTAACACTATAACCTGATAACGGCCAAGGACTTGGTGACGGAGTTGGGGTATTGGTCGGTGTTGGTGTATTTGTTGGGGTTCGTGTTGGAGTACCTGTTTGTGTCGGCGTATTTGTTGGTGTTTGGGTTGGTGTTTTTGTTTGAGTTGGAGTTGGTGTTGGTGTACCAGTTTTAGTTGGAGTTGGAGTTGGTGTACCAGTTTTAGTTGGAGTTTGTGTTGGGGTACCTGTTTGAGTATTTGTTGGAGTGTTTGTAGGTGTTCCTGTATTTGTTTGAGTTGGAGTTGGTGTTGGTGTACCAGTTTTAGTTGGAGTTGGAGTTGGTGTACCAGTTTTAGTTGGAGTTTGAGTCGGCGTACCTGTTTGAGTCGGCGTATTTGTTGGTGTTTGAGTTTGAGTTGGTGTTGGAGTCGGTGTTGGATTTGCTGTGAAACAAGTTGTACAATCACCATAATCTATCGATAATGTTGCAACATAATCTGAACCTGTACTAGGTTCTGCGGTGTCAACGATTTCATAACATCCTTGTGCCGTAGCACCAGTAAATGTTAAATAATAATTTCCCCCAACTGTAGGAAGAGAAGCACTGTTAAATTCAACAGTTACTGCCGAACCTCCTGCGCAAGGTGCTATAAGATATGTTACAAATGCCATTAATTTTTTATTTATAAATATATGATTATTAACAATTATTGAAAATTAAATGATTAATCCTCCATTTTTCTTTCAACAGATAGTTCTTTATCTGTTCCTTTATTAATGGAATCGAATAAATTTTCAATATGACCGGACCTTCTTAGGTATTTAAAGACTAAATTTTCATAAGATAATTCTCCTCCATCGTCCAATCCTGACTGACGATATTTTTTTAATTTGTCTTTAATCGATTCAAGAACTTTGATATCTCCATTCTCAACAGCGGTATCTATTTTCTCAACCCAATTTTTAATTTTATCTTCAAGAACTTTTTTATTTATCTCTAAATTTGTTTTTCTTGGAACACTAATCCATTTATTATTCATTATAGAATATACCCCTGAACTAATATGAGGTTCTTCGGCATCTTGAGCGTATAATTCCACATCATAACCAAAGATTTTAATGTTATGATTTGTGTTGAAAAGTTGTTTTTTTAAATTGAAGAGTTCTTTGTATAGTTCATCCTCGTCTCCGTATTCATCCATATCTACAATAACATGTAAATCAAAATCTGAAAATTCAGACCAATTGAAATTTGATAATGAGCCGGTTAGAACAACATCTTCAACAAATACATTATCACCCAAATAATCTACAAACTCTTCAGCAATACGCTCAAGAGCTTCTTTAACCTTAGGAATCATAGTCGCCTTCTTCGGGTTATCCGGATTTTCCCATACTTTTGGGTTAAGGGTTTCTTTAATAGAAAAACTATTAAGTATTTGTTGGGATTTACTCATTATTATAAATACTACACTTTAGTATACTTGTAGGCTTTTGATATCTCATTTACGAAAAATTTTCCTTGGGATTCTGCTGCTCTAAATTTTGTGTAGGTTTGGTGTGGAACTTCATCATACTCATACTTAAATCCGTTGTTAAATTCAACAACTAATTTTTTTGTCTCAGTATCGTATTCAGTTCTTTTAATGTTTGACGATTTAATTTCATTAATAATCTTCGTCCCCTTGATTTCCTCTCTCGTAATCCCCATCGCTTAGTGGTGTTAGTTCATTTATGTTTTGTAGTATTGGTGTTAAATAACTAGTGAAGTTGTTCCAATCTACATCAAAACCTAAGTCTTTTACTTGTTGGAATAAAGCCTTTTGTTCATCACCAAAATTATGGTATAAGTTCATTAAACGATTTTCGTAATATGGTGGTTTTTCTAAATCCTTTTCACTCCATCCTTGAGATTGAAAATATTGTCTTATTTCAAGATACAGTTCACTTAATCGTTGTAACCCAACACTATTATTTAAAAATTTTTCAAATGGTCTCATACTAATAAATATGGTGTTGATTAGAATAAAAAACCCCACCGGTGAGGGCGGGGTTAGTTTTAAGATTTTAATTTTTTCAATTCATCACGAATCTCAATAGACCTTTCAAAGTTATGGTCATTAATTGTCTGTTTCAACTCTTCTTCAAGTTTAGAGATGGTCTCTTGATTGGTTTCCATTTTTCTAATTTGGTCCCTAATCTCAACCGCTTTCTCAAAGTCTTCATTTTCAATTGCCAACTCAAGTTGTCGTTTTAAACCATTACTTCCTTTAGATGTTTTTGGTTCTGAACTTCTATAAAATGAAGTTATTTTTATTGTACCATCGTCAGATACTCTTGTTTCTGATTTCCATTGACCTAACTGAGAATCAAACTGAGAGGACATATCATCAAACATCCTCAAAATGTCATTAAAATTTTTTCTGTCTCCAAACATAATTTTATTTTTTTAATTAAAGTTTATTTTATACCTTTGTCGTATTCAAATAATATACCATTCAAATAAATATGTCAATATGTCAGGTTAAAAAAAATTTACTGACAATTTGACTAAAAATTAGGATAAGAATAAAATTTGATACACCTTTGTAAAATAAAATTATAAACTATGAACGACTTAATGGACGACAACGACAAATCAGGTAACAAAGCACAAAAACAAGCTATGGATACAAACACTCCTGTATTGGACAACTTCAGTAGAGATTTAAATAAACTAGCTGAGGCGGGTAAATTAGACCCTGTTATTGGTAGAGATGATGAGATTTTGAGAATTGCTCAAATCCTTTCTCGTAGAAAAAAGAACAACCCTATTATTTTGGGAGAACCCGGATGTGGTAAAACCGCATTAGTAGAGGGGTTGGCAATGAAAATTGTGAGTGGTGAATGTCCAAGAAACTTAGTGGACAAAAGAATTGTGAACCTTGATTTAACTTCAGTTGTTGCTGGTACAAAGTATCGTGGTCAATTTGAGGAAAGAATGAAAGTGATTATTGAAGAACTTAATTCTAACCCAAATATCATCGTGTTTATCGATGAGATTCATACCTTGGTTGGTTCCGGTAATTCTTCAGGTTCAATGGACGGTTCAAATATCTTTAAACCGGCCCTTGCTCGTGGAGAAGTTCAATGTATTGGTGCTACAACTCTTGATGAGTTCCGTAAAAACATTGAGAAAGACGGAGCATTGGAAAGAAGATTCCAAAAAGTAATTGTGGAACCATCTACAGTTGAAGAAACAATCGAAATACTTAAGAATGTTCGTGATAAATACGAATCATACCACAAGGTATTATATAGTGACGAAGTTGTGGAAACTTGTGTTAAATTAGCTGACCGTTATATCACTGACCGTGAATTCCCGGATAAGGCATTTGACATCTTAGATGAGGTTGGGGCTCGTATGCAAACCGAGATTAAAGTTCCTGAGATTATTGAGGAATTAAAAAAGAAAGCTGCTGAGATTAAAATTGAGAAAATGGAAGTAGTTAAAAAACAAAACTACGAACATGCCGCTCAACTTAGAGATAAAGAGAAAAAATTGTTAACTCAACTTGAAGTTGAGAAAGAGAAGTTTACCAAACAAATGGATTTGGAAAAACAAACTATTGTTCTTGAAACTGTTTATCAAGTGGTGTCAAGTATGACTAAAATTCCTGTGAATAAAATGGACGCAGATGACTCTAAAGCGTTAATGAATTTAGATAAGTCAATCATGGGTAAAGTAATCGGTCAGGATGTAGCGGTTGTTAAGATTGCAAAATC